TTTCTCGTCTTATGAAAGAAAATAATATCGATAGAAAGAAATTATCAGATGGATTGAAAGTGAAATATACAACTTTATCAGATTGGATAAACGCAAAAACTTATCAACGAATTGATAAAATAGAATTGCTTGCTGAGTACTTTAATGTTACTAAAGCTGATTTAGTAGAAGATAAAGAAAGACAAGCACTCGAAACCCTACCAGTCAAAAAGATACCTGTCGTGGCCAAAATATCTGCTGGCTTACCTATCTATAGTGAAGAAAATTTAATTGATTACATATACTTTGCTACCAACAAACTTAATTCTGATAAAGAAGAATTTGGTTTAAAAGTGTCTGGCGATAGTATGGATAAAATATTCCAAGACGGCGATATAGTTGTGGTAGAAAAAGATTCTATAGTAGAAAATGGTCAGTTAGGTGTTGTTATGATTAATGGTTATAACGCGACTGTTAAACGTATTAGATACAATGGTGACCAAGTTATATTAATTCCCGAATCAAACAATACGAATCACTACCCACAAGTGTATGGCAAAAATGACGAAGTAAAAATAATTGGTAGAGTTGTAGCAAGTCAAAAACTGTTTTAATAAACGTCCTTTGTGGCGCTTTAATATAAATTAAATAAAATAAAGGAGAAATTTTATGCCTAAAAAGATTGGTTTTAAAAACGCTTATGCACTAGGACAAATTAAATATGGATTAGACAAAGAAGGAAAAAAAGCCATCGAAGCACTAAGTGCAGAAGAACAAGAAAGACTAGCTCAATTACAAAGGAATAACGATCCAAATCTTAGTGAAGAAATAAATAAAGCTATTGGTATAGACAATGCTTACGATCAAAGATCAAAAAATGTACGAGCTAAAAGTTTTGAAAAACAAGGTATTAGTAATCCTACTGATGTTACATCTAACGCTTTTTATTATCAAACAAAAGCTAATAGTTTTGATGATATTTATAATTTAATTGGTGTTGGCACTCATTTTAGCCAAAAAGAACAAGCAAAGTTTCATCATTACAAAGATATGAAAACAAACACTTATGTGCAAATAGCGCAAAATGACGAAATTATTAAACAAAACAACAAAATACAAGAACAAAATGATGAAATTATCAGTTTACTTAAACAAATAGCTAACAAAGGAGAAATGTAGAATGAAAAAGGTTTTATTTTTAATTTTCGCAAGTTTATTAGTATTAGGAGCATGTGGTAACAACGATAGTGAGAAGAAAGAAGATAACAAAACATCTGAACACAAAAAATCTAATGATCCAAAGAAAGATAAGAAATTAGAAAACAAGGATAAATCAAACAAAAACACTAATGATGATAAACAAGAAGCTAGTTCAGATGATAGTAATAATGATACTGCTAACAATGAATCTGAAAGCACATCTAAAAACGATAATAAGAAAACTCAAAGTGCTAACAGTAATAATGAACGTCCACAGGGTAAGGCAGTTCAACCAACGCAACAAAACCACCAACAACAATCTAACAATAATCAACAACAAAATAGTAATCAACAATCTCAAAATAACAATGGTTATATGACGCAAGAACAAATAAATGAATGGAATAAAAACAAACCTACTACACACGACGAGTCACAAATGGGATATGGTCGTGGAGATTATGAACAGGCACGTAAAGATAGCGAGAAAGTTTGGAACGATCCAAATGCCCATGTAGGTGGCCCACGTTGGGTTGGTAAAAACGAAGGATATGAAAGTTGGGCTAAAAGACAACAAGAAGTTCAAAACACAACAGCTGAGTAATTATATGGGTAGCATGCCTACCCTTATTATTTTTTACTTTTTTTGAGGAAGTGGAAGAATGAAAGTAGCAATTTATACGAGAGTAAGTACTGCAGAACAAAATTTAAACGGATTTTCAATACATGAACAAAGAAAAAAACTTATTTCTTTCTGTGAAATTAATGAATGGAAAGAATATGAAGTTTTCACAGACGGCGGTTTTAGTGGTGGTTCTACCAAAAGACCAGCATTACAGGATTTATTCAATAGACTAACTCAATTTGATTTAGTTCTAGTTTACAAATTGGACAGGCTAACACGTAATGTAAGAGATCTTTTAGAAATGTTAGAACGTTTTGAAAAGTACAATGTTTCTTTTAAGAGCGCAACAGAAGTTTTTGATACTACAACGGCTATAGGAAAGTTATTTATAACCATTGTAGGCGCGATGGCTGAATGGGAAAGAGAAACTATAAGAGAGCGCTCTCTCTTTGGTAGTCGTGCAGCAGTGGAAAGTGGAAAATATATTCGTGAGCAACCTTTTGTGTATGACAATATAGAAGGTAAATTAGTACCGAATGAAAACACTAAATATATTGAATATATAGTAAAGAAGTTTAAAGAAGGTAATAGCGCTAATGAAATTGCAAGGTTACTAAATTCAAAAAAGAAGCCTTCTAAAATAAAAAATTGGAACAGGCAAACAATTATAAGATTGATAAAAAATCCAGTTTTAAGAGGTCATACAAAGTTTGGCGATATATTTATGGAGAATACGCACGAACCTGTATTAAGCGATGATGATTATCACAAAGTAATTAACGCAATAGAAAACAAAACACATAAAAGCAAATCTAAACATAACGCTATTTTTAGGGGTGTCTTGAAGTGTCCGCAATGCAATGGCAACTTGCATTTATATGCCGGTACAATTCGCCCCAAAAATGGTAGATCTTATAATGTCAGACGTTATACTTGTGACAAGTGCCATCGTGATAAATATTCCAGAAATATATCTTTTAACGAAAGTGAAATAGAGAATAAATTCATTGAAGAATTAGAGAAAATGGACTTAACTCGATTTGAAATACACAGACCTAAGAAAGAAGAAATTAATATAGAAGGCGATAAGAAAAGAATAAAGGAGCAAAGAACAAAGTTATTGCGTGCGTATACAATGGGATACGTAGAGGAAGAAGAATTTAAAATAATAATGGATGAAACACAAAGACAATTAGAAGATATAAAACGTGAAGAAAATAAAGAAACAGTTCAAGAAATAGACGAAAAGCAAATAAAATCTATTGGAAACTTTATTATTGAGGGTTGGAAAACATTAACCATTAAAGAAAAAGAAAAACTTATATTAAGTTCTGTTGATAAAATAGATATCGAATTTATACCAAGAGAAAAAAATAATAATAGTAACACAAATACTGTTAATATTAAGAAAGTACATTTTATATTTTAATGTGTGTTATGTAACTATAGCCGTGGTGCTTGTTACATAACGCACATATAAAAACCACGCCCATTAAGAACGTGGTTTAGAATATAGTATCTTAATTTAAAGACGTTATCGTTAGGTATATTATAACATAAAAATAAGGCAACCGTCGCAACAGTTACCTCAAGTAAACTCCGCAGATATGTACCGCAATTTCTATTTAATTATAACACTTTACAAGCGTATTCATATAGCTTTTCAGCTGTTCCCAACCTTAAGTTATCTACATTACGTTTACCTTGTCTTAATTGTGATAGTACATATTGTGATACACCAGTAGCTTTATATATTTTATATCCTGTTATATCACTCTCGATCAATTCAATTATTTTTTTCTTGTATTCTGACAAGTTTTTCACCTTCATATCTGTATCCTAATGATTTCATGTGTTTAATTCTTGCGTATTTAATAAATTGTGGGAAAAGTAAAATAACTGTAATAGCTATGAATGTCATAATATAATTCATTACTTGAAACCCCCTCTAATAAAATATATAATAAACATGTAAGGAGGAGGCTTAACGCCTCCGGTTATATTAATCTTTGTTGTTAGGCTTTTGACTTAAATAGTCAATGTGCCATAATCTAAGTTGTTTTAGGGCTCCTGGGATAATTAGTACAATTGCGACTTGTACTGGTTCTCCTAGGAGTATTTTTATAACCTCATGCAACGGCTCTCACCTCCTTACATGTAGGTCTGTAAGGTATATCTCAACCTTACATATATAATTATACTACACAATAAAAAAGTAATCAAATATTTTTTAAAATATTAAGCATAAAAAAATAGGGGCAGTCGCTAGGACTACCCTTGTATAATGACGTGGTAAGTTAATTATATCACAATTATTTAATTGTCCCCCACAACTTACCTAAGCTATCTGTATTTTTGTTCCATGTTCTTACTGGCAGCCATACATCTTTACCATTGTTAGCTGTATAAGATACCCATACATAGCCATCTTGCTTACATACAGTGTCATAAGTAATGCTTTGACCTGCTTTTAATACACCAGATTGTGGGCATATAGTGAATGGTCCTACATATCTAGTTCTGATAGCTGTATTTGGTGTGAATGTGCCTCTTTCAGCTTTGTAGTATGTGCCGTATTGGTTTACTTTCCAGCCATTCATATTTTTGCGTGTCGCAGGTGTTGAGGCGCTACCTGGTTTATTGATTA